CCCTCCGCTTGAACACGCCGCCCACCTGCTCGAAGCCGAGCCGCTGATACATCCGTCCGGTTTCCTCGACCTTTACGCCGGTCGTGATGGCGAGCGTGATTTCCTTCGCGCCCTGGTTCTCGGCCCAGGCGCTGAACTCGGACAGCAGATACCACGCCGCCATGCCGCCGCGCTTGCCTGGAACCACGAACAGCGCCAGTTCGGACGCCACGCGCTCGGCAGAGAACCACGGCTCCCCCATGTACCCGACCATGCCGCCGTCGAGCTCGCCGTCCTTGACATGCACCCGCACAAAGCCGGTGCCGATCAGGTTCCGCAGGGTCTCGGCGACTTTCTCGCCGTCGTAGGCCATGAAGTTGTAGCGGCTCTCGGCGTGCATGATCGCGCCCAGCGCCACCATTGCCGGGATATCGCCGAGGGTTGCATCCCTAACCATTGGCGCTCACCTTCATAATAACGGCCAGCACCTGCCACGGCAGCGGCTGCGTCTGCCGCACCACAATGGTCTTGTTGTCGCCCAGCATCGAAACCTTCTTGTCGCCAGTGAAAGGCTTGACGGCCGCATCGAGGATGCCGGTGCCGAACTGCCGGAACGGGATCACCTCGCCCTGCACCGTGGCGCCGCTGGTCTCGTAAAATCGGACGATGGCCTCATGGATCGACAGGCCGGCGGCGCTGCTGGTTCCGTTTGGCGCCTGCACTTCTGGTTCCAGAGTCTCAATCTCGGATTCGTAGTGCAGGCCGATCTCGATAGCGTTGGCCGCGCGCGGGATGGTGATCGCGCCGCTGGCGACGACTGTCTGGGGCATCACCACACCGTCGGCGACCACATCAACGGTTTCGCCCTCAAGGTGATCAAGGCCGCTCCATGTGTCGGTTCCGGCCCCGCCGCTGGTGCCGGTCACGGCGCTATCAGTGTTCAGGGTTGAATCCATGTATTCGACGTATCGAACATCCGCGCCGTTGATGGTTCTCTTGACAACGACCCAGACCTGATCTTCGGCACCGTTCGGGATGCTGGCGACCGACTCGAACAAGCCGTCCGTGGTGCGCCGCGCCCAGCCGATCACATCCTGATCCCGATCGATCGACATGGACGGCATGACGCCATCGGCGCGCACCATCCAGACCACCTGGTCCGGTTCCTGGGCATAGGCCATCTCGTAGATGCCGCCATTGGGGATGTGTTCTGACAGGACCGATACATCCGGGCTGTTAAAGCTGTCGATGTCGGCGCGGTAACCCAGCGCCCTTACCTTCTCGCCGCCCCTGGTGACGAATATGATCTCGTTCGCCACGCGCACCGGCCGCACCACGGCGACGCCGTAGGCAGTCTGTGACCTGATCTGGACATTGGTAGGAGTGATGGCCGAATCGTTGCCGCCCATCATGGAGAACTCGCCGCCGTAGGTCATCGGCAGCAGGATGCGGGTAGATGCCAGGTGTTCGACCGGGTTGATCTGGTCCGAGGCGATGGTGAAGGCGAACCCGTCCGAATCATCCATACCCTCGCTGAAGTTGTAATACTCACCGGTCCTGCTGCCCCAGATGGTCTGCGGGTAGGACGGCGATCCGGCGCAGATCAGGCGCTGCTCGAACAGCGTGCCGCAGCGCGGGTATCCATCGGATGAATTCCAGACCTTCGATCGCAGCGCCCAGCCCTCGGACGCCGCTGCAGTGGTGCTGTTCAGGACCGTCCGGATGATTCCGGTCACCACCGTCGAGGATGAAAATCCGGTGATCTCGACCAGGCCGGCATTGATCTCGACAAACTTGCCGATATCGGTCACCTGTGCCGAGTTCTTGAACGCGGCCGCGCCTGCCGTCAGGGTGATGGCCGCGCCCTCGGGATCTTTGACGCTGGGCGTCAAGCCGGTCTTGGGCGATTCGGTCAGCGTCCAGGACTGCGATGCAATGGGGCCAGCAGAGGCGAAGGCGTCGACAATGGTCACCGTGACAACTGTCGTTGATGAGTAAGCGGTGATTGTCGCAAGCCCCGCCCCGCTGGTTATTTGCCGGCCCACGTCGGACGCCTCGAAGCACGCCGCCGCCGCCGTTGCTGTTCTTCCTGTGCCGACCGTCGCCGCCGAAAGCGTCAGCGTCGTGGCCGGCTTGTCGCCCTTTGCCTCGGATGGCTGAACCTGCCACGGCACCGCCGACAACTTCCAGATCGTGTTCGAGTACCGGACCAGGCGATAGACAGGATAGGACGGATGGAACAGGAACATCGTGTCCGCGCTCTGGACATAGTGGATGTCGTCCAGTTCGTCATCCTGATACGGCGAGGCGACCTCGACCGGCGTGCCGGTGTCGAGGATCTGGCCGGACGTGTTGTAAAACCGGACATAGGCGTCGCCGAACTCCAGAACGAATGCCTGCGTCCGGTTGAAGATGAACGGGATCAGTCGCGAGTATTTCGTGCTGTCCTTGGTCTCGGCGACATACCGCAAGCCGGGCGAACGCTTGGCCCCGCCATGCACCTGCGGCACGCCATTGAGGCATGTCTTTAGTCCGTTTTTGAATCGGGCGACATCGACGCGACCCAGCAGGCGGGGGGAGATTTCCCCAGCCGTGAAATTGGTCTGGATGTAGTCGACGCGCGCCATTTAGCGCCTCGCCGCAAGGAACGGGAAATCGCCTACTTCGTCGGGCGTGTCCTCCTGCCCGTCGACCGCCTTGGCCTTCTTCAGCAGCAGGGTGAATTCCTGATAGATCGAATCGCGCAGGCTGGTACTCTTGGTCAGGGCGTAGGCCATCGAAAACGCCATGTATCGCGTCATGCACTCGACCAGTTGCGTGTCCCAGCTTGCGACATCCTCGTTGTCGAAGATGTAGCGCAGATAGAGCGGGTTATCGTCTATCAGGATCTTGCGGCCTTCAAGCTTGTATTCCGGAACTTCGCCATCCTGACCGACCGACAGCACGCGCAGGCAGTCACCCGGCAGGGCGAATTGATAGGCCCAATCGAATGCCGGCGTGTTGGCGTCAGGCGTCAGCGCGACGCGCTTCATGGCGCAGTTCCACGGATGCGAGCGCAGCACCGCCTGGCGGGAGTTGTCCCACAGGTTCGAGCAAGCCGTCGCCCGGTCGCTGCTCTCGCTGAATGAGGCGATGGTGCTTTGCCCCAGAAGGATCAGTGCGTTCGAGCAGACTTGAATCTTCGAGGTTGCCATTTAGCCCTCGACAATAGAAAAGGACCGCCCACCCCGAGAGGGGCGGGCGGTGAAGCTGACACGAGGAAGGAGGAGCCTCATGGATGTGTCAGTCGTTGGGGTTGCTTAAGTGCCGTCCACGTAGCGAACGATCACCGCGATGGTGCCGGTGGCCGCCGCGCTGTTGGACGTGCAGGCCACGTCGTACCAGCGTTTCGGGTCTTCGGACAGGCCGAGGACTTCCCACAGGCGCTTTTCCACTTCGTCGGCATTGAGAACCGCCGACTCCTGGAGGACGCTGGTGCGGGCGACCGCTGCGGTAGCGACATCGACCGCCGAGGCGAAGTGGTCAGCATCGACCACCGCGCCGCCGTTGGCTGCAGTCTGGTACAGGCCGACGTCCAGCGTGACGCCCGTCCCGAGGTCGTCCGTCTGCAGCAGGACGTCGGTGATGCGCCAGCTCGAAAACACGCGCACGGCGCGGTAGGTCGAGCCGGCATCGCCGCCGGCAGCTTCAACGATGCCGACGCTCTCGCGCAGGCGACCGTGGGAGATATGGGCGCCGGTCAGATCGACGGGCGTCGCGTCGGCGTTGGTGACTGCCGTGCTTTTGAGTGCTTCAGTTGCCATGATTTGATACTCCTATGTTGTGGGCCTTATACCCAGCGAAAGAAGCGAGGGCGAACCCCCGCCGGTTTGGTGCTTAGTTGCAGGCGATCTGCATCACCTTGGCGTCCTCGATGCGGACAGCGCCCAGGCTCATGCAGGCATAAGGCTGCATGGCGTAGGACTTGTCAGCACGCTCGGTGAGCCGGGTCGTGATTTCCTTGCCGATGCCCAGCGCGACGCCGGACTTGGCCCAAGCCAGCACCAGGTCGGACGTGCCGTCGTTGGTGATGCGCTCGGTGGGAACCACGCCGAAGCCGAACAGCTTCTGCCCCTTGGGGATGTCGCCCGACATCATCGACATAACGGTGTTGTACTGCGTGTCCGTCATCGTGGTATCGGTCAGCAGATCCTCAAGCTGGTCTGCGCTGTAGGCGATATAGAGTTCCTCGCCGTTCTCGCCGTCGCACTCGTTGGTGCGGAAGTTCTTGCGGGCGGTGATCAGCTTCGCCTTGGTCAGGACGGCCGAACCGTGAGCCACTTTCTGCGCGGCGGGCAGTGCGACCGAGCCGGACGAGGAACGGGCGGAACCGTTCATCGCGGCGATGATCACGTCGTCCTTGCTGCGGTTCATGGCGGCGACGCCGGCCTTGAGGTAGTCGCTGGCCGGATCGGACAGCATCTTCTTCTTGTCCATGTCGTCGACCAGATCGGCCCACTCGTAATCATCGAGGTCGACGTAACGGGTGGAGTGCGGGGTCTCGATCAGCGGGGTGTCGCCGTGGCGCGTGGTCTTCTTCTGCGCGGCGGTGGCGCCGATGCGGTTCATCTTCTTCGACTCGCCGACGATGCCGGACTCGACAACGACCTTCGATTCGAGGCGGGATTCCATCTGTTGCGACAGATGGTAGAAGTTCGCCGAGAACTGCGTGACGAACGCTTCGGTTACTTGAAAGCTCATGATTGAATCTCCCGAAAAGGGGTGGAGTAAATGAATCGGTCTTTTCGGGTTGTTCGCTCATTTAGCCTTTGATGGCCGAGCGGCCCAGGTGCTGCGGTGTTCGGTGCTGCGTGCAGGCGGCGTGCCGTTGTTCCTGCCCTGTTCCCGGCTTGGCTGGCCTCGCGGTTGTTCAGCCGTGCCGGAGTTGGTGGTTAGGCCGCCTTGCGCTTCTTGGCGGATTCCTGTGCCTGATAGTGCCTCGTGACCTTGGCCTTGACCTGTTCGTGCTTGGGATGCTTCTTGTCCCAGTACGGCGAGTCCTTTGCCATCAGTTCCTCGATGCTCTCGGCGGCGAGGATACTGTCGCCAGCAACGCCAGGATCTTCCTGCATCTCGCGGCCGACCTTGGCGAGGATCTTGATCACCGCCGGCATGTTGCCGATCCGGTTGATTTCCTTCGCATCAGACTCGTCGGCGTAGGCGTTGAACGCCTTAAACGCCAGACGCACGTTCTCGGTAGTCTTTTCCGGCGTGCCGTAGTAGTCCTTCAGCGCGGCCTCGGCCTTGCCCCTGCCGTAATTCACGGCCTGCTCGGCGATGCCGGGGATCATGGCGGCGTATTTCTCCATCACCGTCTGGTATTGCTTCTGCGTCAGGCCCATCGCGTGGGCGTCCTTGCGGAAGGCTGCGGCCTGATCCGGATCGAGGTCGAACGCTTCCAGCCCGGCCGGCGGCTCGAACTTGTATTCGTCGGCCTCCTTCGGCGGAAGGCCGGTATCCTTCATGCGCTGCTCAAGCCCGGTGTAGGACTTCGCCCAGGCTTCGTGATTGATCTCGCCCTTGGCGGCGTCCCAGAACTTGGCCGGCACATGCGCCGGACGGCGGGCGTCGGTCTCGCTGGCCTTGAGCGCAGCCTGTTCGACGGTCGGGGGCGGCGCCTCGGCATCGACTACCGGCGCGGCAGCAGCGGCGGCAGGGTCGTCGCCCTTGCCCAACGATTCGAGGATGCTGGATTCGGCTTCGGCTCCACCGGCACCCGTCCCGCCTTCGGTGCCATCCGTGGCCTCGTCCATCAGCACCCGGCCCAGCATCTTCCGCATCAGTACAGACATTCGTTTCTCCTTAAAGTGTCGGCGGGAACTTGGGCGCCCCGCTCTCGACTGAAACCACCGTGTCCAGAATGAACCGGATCACGGACCTTTGTCCTTCGTGGAACGCCGTCAGTAGCGCCGAGTCAGGGATGCCAGCGACAAACGACATGCGCGAATCGAACCTGGCGATCAGGTCATCCAGCACCGTCGCGCCTTCGTGATGACCGACCAGCGCTGCGTGGTAGGTGTGCGGGGTGACCTGGCTCATGCCGTCGCGCCTTCCATGATCGGCTTGCGGTAGGCGTCCTTCTGCTCGTCCTTGACCACGCGATACAGGCACTTGATAAGTTCGTCCAGGCGCGTGAACCACGAGTCGTAGACGTTGCCGTTGATCTCGACGCGGCACCAGTGACCGAAACGCTGCACCGGCTCGCCCTGCTGCCCGTCGTAGAGGTCAGCGCCGCCGCCGATGATCCGAGCGCCAGCCAATGCCGAAGGGTTGTGCAGTTTCGGCACAACCTTGAGCATAAGCATCTTCCCGGTAAGTTTCAGATTGACCATTTCCACAGCATGAATCAGGTCGGGGAGCGAGTCATACGCTAAAGCGAATATCCGCCCGTTGCCGGCCACAAGCTGGCCCTTCGTCTGTCCGAGTTCGATGCGGTCGATGATCCGGTAGTCGGCGATCTGTTGGGTGGTGAGCATGTCATGCGGCCTTGGGTAGCATCGCGTACAGCGCGAGGATGGCAAGTTCTTCGTCCTCGCGGGCCTTGCGCTTGGCTGCGGCGATGTCGTTGATGATCTTCTGTAGGAACCGGCGCCTGGCGGCGATCTCGTAGGGCGTCAGGTGAAGCGGCGAGTAATCGACGGCAAACGCGCGGGAGATGTCTCCGGAGTCGGCGGCTGCGATCTCGGCCTCGGTCGGCATGGAGAACGCCGCCGCACTGAATGCAGCCCTGGCGAATGATCCAGAGTCAAACGCCGCCACGCCAGAGATCTCCTTCTACGCCGGTCCCGA